AAACAATTGGCGTACAAGATTTCTATGAACTCTGTGTATGGTTTCACGGGTGCGGGTAAGGGTATTCTCCCCTGTGTCCCAATCGCATCAACGACGACGTCAAAGGGTCGCTCAATGATTGAGGAGACAAAGAATTACGTTGAGGCAAACTTCCCTGGGGCCAAGGTAAGGTATGGGGATTCTGTCACGCCAGACACACCTCTACTTATCAAAAAGGATGGTATTATCCAGACTGCGCGTATTGACTCACTCACAGATATATATGAGATTCGAGATGATGGTAAGGAGATTGCTGAGATTGATGCCGAAGTATGGACTGAAAGTGGATTTACCCCAATTAGACAAATCGTGAGGCACAAGACTACAAAGAATATCCATAGAGTCCTTACACACACGGGTGTCGTTGATGTTACCGAAGACCACAGTCTCCTCTTAAAAAATAAGGAGATGATTAAACCTTCTGAAGTGACTCTCGGTACCGAACTACTACACGGCGACTGTGTGTCCACATTTCGTGATGTAGACACGGATGTTACTTTGGAGGAAGCAAAGGTTATGGGATTCTTTTTTGGTGATGGTTCGTGTGGTCATTATGATTCTAAATACACGTGGGCACTCAACAACGCGGATATGAAATTCCTCGAGGAAATGCAACAGTTGTGTCCGTTTGAAACTAAAATTTACGATACAATCAAAAGTAGTGGTGTCTACAAGTTGAATGCGATAGGTGACGTGAAGAGTATATGTCTAAAGTATCGTAGTCTCTTTTACAATGAACACAAAGAGAAGGTTGTACCTGCGTGTATTCTCAATGCTCCACTCCACGTTGTAAAGTCTTTCTGGGAAGGATACTACATGGCCGATGGTGATAAGGATATCAAAGGTAAGGAGGGTTCTATGGGTATGTATATATTGGGGCGAAGACTGGGTTATAATGTTTCAATCAATACCAGGTCTGATAAACAAGATATATTTAGACAAACGTGGACAACGTCAACACAAAGAAAGAATCCAATTGCGATTAAGAAACTTGAACTTTTGGGTGAAACTGAAGGGTATGTCTATGACTTGACTACAGAGTCCCATCACTTCCACGTGGGACCTGGTGATATGGTTGTACATAATACGGATTCGGTGATGGTTGAGTTTGATGTCGAGGGTCGTACCGGTGTTGAAGCAATTGAATATAGTTGGAAAGTTGGGGAGCGGGCGGCCGAAGAGTGTTCAGCCCTCTTCAAGAAGCCTAATAATCTTGAGTTGGAGAAGGTGTATTGGCCCTACTTTTTGTATTCCAAAAAGCGCTACGCGGCCAAATTGTGGACCCAAGGTAAAGATGGTAAGATGCATATGGATTATATTGACGTGAAGGGTCTCCAAATTGTTCGTCGTGATAACACACCCCATATGCGCGAGGTGTGTAAGGAACTTCTCGATGTAGTGCTCACGTCAAGTGACCCTGGGCCACCCAAGGAGTTGGCCAAGGAGCGCGCCATCGAACTTCTGTCCGGGGATATCCCCAACGAGAAGCTTGTATTGAGCCAAGGTCTCTCCGATTCATACAAAGTTGGGGGTAAAAATGTATCCGTCACAAGTTCCGAAGCTGTACATATTAATCAATCACATGTGCAGGTAGTCACGAAGATGCGACAGCGTAAGCCTGGTTCTGAGCCACAGTCTGGAGACCGTGTTCCCTATATTCTCACAAAGACTGCAGACCCCAAAGCCAAGGCGTACGAGAAAGCCGAAGACCCCAAATATGTTGAAGAACATAACATCCCGGTGGACTATCATTATTATTTCCTCAACAAGTTTTTGAACCCTGTGTGTGATCTCCTGGATCCACTCTACGAGAATGTGAAGGAGGAGATCTTCGGTGATATCATCAACCAACACAAACCCCCAAAACCCCAGCGAGAACCCGCACTCAGTACGATGAAGAAAGACGAACTCATCGCGGAGTGTACACGTCTCGGTCTTGAGGAGACTGGGACATTGGCGACTCTCCGTACTCGCCTTAAAGATGCGAGAATGAAAAAGAATGAATCCGTTGAAGACCTATTTAAAAATTACGAGCTAGATCATAGTAAGAATGAGTCTCTATGATAAAATTACAAAGCTTGTTGATGAAGAATTGGAACATAGAGTCAATGGTATAATAAACGAATACGCCGAAAAAATATCAAAAAAACATGGCATTTCACTTGAACTTTTATTAAAAGAGATACCGGATACATATTCGAGCTGTACGTGTAAGGGTACAAAACCGAATGGTCAACGGTGTACATTTAGAGGTGTGAACAATGGATATTGTAAACATCACACTGCACAAGCAAATAGAATTAAACAACGAAGCTTTTCGAGTTCAAGTATCCATACACATGGCCCAGATCAGATGTTTGTGAGTGGGTGCCCGGGATGCCAATCTTCGAACGAGCTTATAGATTTGGGTGGTATATTATAATAATGAGCAAAAACGATATTCTACTAACTTCCATAAACCAATTTTACGATAATGAAAAGAATAGATCTACCCTACTCACCATCCTTGACAAGAAAAGTGGAATCTCACTCCGAAACTTGGAGTGGTTTATCACCAACTACGCAAAAAAGAATCATATATCTTACAAAACAAACGACGGAAAATTATTTACCGTCCACTGTGCATATAAATCAAGTCTAGATGGTTATAGTAAAAAATTATTTGATCCTTTCTGTAGAACGCAGAAGTTTTCATATTTTATACCGGGGTCATCTCACGAAATCCAAACGACGATCGCGCAATTGAATTTCATCAAATGGTGTATACGAAATAATATTATTGAGTATATAAAAAATAATCGCGATACATTATTTAATAAGCAACTGACATAAACCCACGATCAAATGAGAATGTTTGATATCCGGTATAATACATGTGTAATGTATATGTATCAGTTTCTATATTAACAAGTGATGTATCCAATTTAAGTTCTATATTTGTCTTATCTGACTGTATTTGACTAAAATCCAAACTTCCCGATGGTTCCACATTTACCGGATTCATCGAGAAGCTATATGTGTATATATTTCGCGTTGGTCTCGACAATCTTTTGTGAAATGGCATAAGATACTTGTAGTATGTGTGTCCAGTCTTCGTCACGTTTGGCATTTTATTACCATTAATATTGAAGTTTGAATCCGCCATAACTGGGGCAAAGAATGTATACGTCTCATCAAAGTTCACATTTGAGGAAAAGTTGAAACGATTGTGAATATTATACAATTCATCGTCACCCGGAACTGGACTTCCAGTCGCTATATTTTCATCCTCAAACTTTGTATTTCTTAAAAACCAGTGTATGCATTTAACTGGTATATTTGGGACAAGATTGTTCTTTATCGTATCCTTGTTTAGATCAGTCACAATGGATGGGTGCTTTCGGACCAAATCCGTGACCAACACATGTGGTGTATTTGCCAAGTAATGACGTTCATCTGGACTGACCGTAATCTCTTCTGTGATGACGTTGAATGAAGTGAGTTCTAAACGCGTCGCACTATCAGTAAAGAACGATTGTTTGTGAAACTCAAACGCGATTTCGACTTTCTGTTTGTGTATGGCACACAATGGAAAATAAGGACGATTTGGTTTATTTGTTGCGTACTCATCACTCGCGTACTTTCTAGAAAAAAAGAAGTGCACTGGGATGAGTAGTTTAGATTCATACACCGCGTACTGTGGATTTGACGAGGATGCGTCATATCCCAAGTTTCTATTAACAAGAAACCGATTTGCAACCTTTTCAGATGTTTCCAGATAAAGCTCATCGTATAGAATACCCCAATCATCATGAATCTTCTCAAGTTCTATGTCGTCAACAAATATAGTCGCACTTTTAATAATATGTCGCCCCAACTGATCTGCGTAGTTTTCATTCGAACCCGGTGTCAGACCTGGCATATCGATACTTAAATACATATTACTGAGGAGATCACCCATATTTCTGGGATCAAATTGAACCTTCACAGTTTGTGCGAATGGCCAACCTGAAACTTGTCCAGGATTATGAACACGTTTACTTCTATGATATTTCCTAAATTCAGAATGTTGTCTGTTGGTATTATTAAAGAACGAATTATCTGGGTCATTGGAAAGTAAGTACGTGTCTTGCTTTCCGATAGCTTTAAGAGAAGTCTTTGCAGCTTCACCCATACCTATCTATTGCCTATATATTTTTAATGTCAGATTTCCACATATCAATGTGACTTGTCTTTTTC